GTGGTCGCTACAGTTCTTTGGCTAACAACTGTTGGGCCTGTAATTGCTGATAGTGCAGCATTTGCTACTAATGCTGTTCCACCTGCTGCCGGAGCTGTGAAAATACCAGCCGCTGCAGTAGTCAGAGAAATTGATCCGTTTGTAAAAATTACGTTAGCAACTGAATATGTGGTTGAGGTGATAATCGGAATAGCAATATCGCCTGTGACATTCACGTTTGCGCCTTTAACAACAGCCAATAACCGCAACGCCATGTTGGTTGCAACCATGGTTGTATTGGTAGTGACTGTACTAGCTGGGCCTGGATTCGCCATAATATTTCTCCTATTAACCAGCTACACGGCAAGCAAGCTCTTGATAGAGCGGCGCCCAACCATACAACACATCGAGACGTGTTGGAATAGCATCGTTGTTGATCGTATATTGGCGAACCACGCGAATGGATAAGCCAACGTCTTTGTCTGCTGAGCGGCCAGCAAAATGAACGCCCTCGGGCAATTCCAAATCCGCGCATGCAAGAGTAAATGCATTGCGATGAAATAGCATATTCTGAGGAGAAGTTACTGCGTTAGCGGCAGTAGTTGCAATATTATATGGAGTCACAGCAGCAGCGTTAGCTGGCACAGCAGAAACGTTTTGGAATTGGCCGCCATAAATCAATGCAGGAGATACAACCACAGAGAATGCACCATTGGCTGTGATTGCAGACTGCACAGTAAATGTACGCGGTTTTGAACCATATGCTTGACGGTTTTGTGGGTTAACAGGAAGAACACCAGCGATTGAAATTACATCGCCTTGCTGCAAAGTAACTGCTTGAGTTGTTGTCAAGTTAAGGGTAGATGTTGATGCCCACCCTGTAGCCAAACCTTGACCGGCCCCGGATACAGTTATTGCACCTGCTGTAGTAGTCCAGTTTCCAAACGTTTGTGCAACAACGTTCTGATCCATCTTCCAGTTCATTCCGGCAGTATCTCGACCCATCATACCTTTAGAATACTGAGCGCCAAGCTTGTCTCCAGGAACTAATAAGCCTTTAAGTGAATCAACTACAGCCGCTTGGGCAAATGGCTCAATCACAACAGCACGGCGTCCGTCACGTGGAGCACCTTCAGAATCAAGATACGCTGCGGCAGTAAGATATGTATTTAAACCTGTAGCTGGAACACCAGGGGTTCCAACAATGTTGGCTGTAGCGTTTTTAGCCATTACTAATCCATCACGGTCAATCTTGTTTGCGATAGCAGCAATAGCAGGAGTAAGAACTCGCTGACTAAACATGTCTAATGACAATGCAAGATCTTGGGTAGTGAATTGGGTATCAACATGGAATTGAGTGGTTAAAACTACTGGAACACTTGACTCGTAAAAGTCTTCAACATTCAATGCTGGGCCAGTAGTACCGATAAAGCGACCCGGTCTGCGAACGTTTACAGTGTTACCAATTTTTGCGCCAGCTACAGCAAATTGATCGGAATAATCGCGGTTTACTTCGGAGGTGAAAGTTAATTCATTCTCCAAGACCATTAAGGCCTCATTTGTAATCTTACTGATCGTTAGTAAGTTGTTAGCCATGAGAATTTACTCTTAAAAAAGATTAAAGTTTATGGCTTCCGCTTGCTATCTGATCTTTCCCGCCTTTCTTAATTCGCGGTATTGAGCAGGTGTCCCGGTGAATTCGCCTTTAGAGTCGAAATAACTATCGGTAACGGTAGCAGCCTTCACTGGTGTGATAGGCGGCGGAGCCTTCGATACTTTTGCGACAGGCTCAGCTTTAGACTCAGAAGGAGTTTCAAACTTAGCCGCAAGCTTACCCAACTCAAGCATGGCTTTAGCTTCTGGCATTGCTGCCAATTTATCAGCAACCTCTGGATTTTCAGCTAAGTGATAAAGGACTTTTGCTCCAACATCTAACTCGATAATCGCATCACGAACAGCATCAGGAACGCCTGCTGTGGTACTTGCTAAAACTTCGTCAAAATCTGGAATTTCTGTACGAGCCACCTCTAATTGCTTTTGCCAGTTAGTAACAACTACTTGGCGCTGTTCATTAGCTTTGGCTTGCCTATCCTGTATATCTCTCTGCTTAATCGCATTCTTTGCTGCAAAATTTGCTAAATCTTTTGCATATTCAAACGCATCAGTATATTTAGACCGGTCAGGCTCCACTAAATCATCAGGCTCTTTAATCTCGTCTTGCGGTTGAGATTTTGAACGCAATTCTTGTAGCTCTCGCTCTGCCCTGTCAGCTCTATCAGCCTCACGTTGAGCTTTTGATTCGGCCTCACGCTGCTTCTGGGTTATTTCACTGAAACGCTTTTCAAGTTTATTTGGCTTGCTTTCTTTGTCGCTTGTGTCGTTTTCTGGTTCTGGCTTATCTTCTGTGGATTCTGGTTCTAGCTCCGCTTCTGCGGCCAATACTTCAGGCTCTGTAGATAGATCAAGCTTTTCTGCCATAAACTCGGCACGATTTTCACTTGTCACTGTGACTCGTGAGGTAACTTCTTCTGACATGGAATACTCCAAGGATTTTACCCGCTGAAGCCAACGGTAGCTTTTGCAACATTATAACATAACATTCGTTATTCGTTCAATTCAGTTTGTTCAGAATCCTGAGCGCTCTTATTCATGATATTGTTGATGATAGACATATGCGATCTTAATTCTTCGAGATCCATAGCTGATATTGCAGTCATCTCAGTATCATAGCGTTTGGTTTCATTGTCCTGTTCAGTCTTATGTGACTGCGCCGTGAGCTTCATTAGTTCGCGCTTGTCTTTGCCTTGCTCTTCCATTTGCTTGATTCCAGCTTTATGCTTAATCTCTAGCTGAGCAGCTTGTAGCTGTTGCCCCATTTGCTGGATTTGCTGCTCTTGCTGCTTGAGTTTCATTTGAACTTGCGGCGGTATTTCTGACTTATCATCAATCTGCGCCAATGGGTTAGAGGCAGCCAATCTGTCGGCGATCGTATCTGCGCCGGAGAAATCAAAATTTCTAAACACTAAGTCACCAGCAACATCAAACAGTTTTTCATTCTGCGCCATCAACGGCATTAATGCCTCAAGAGATTCTTGACGCTTAGAGTTGTAACCAGGTCCAGTCTCCATAATCACGTCATATTCACCGACAGTTACATCGTTAAGTATTTCGTCCACTTCTTTCTGTTCATTAATGGTTACAAGATCAGGTCGACCATCATCACCAATGATTCTAATAACGCGTTTTTGATCATAAATCTTCGGAATAAGATCCAAAATAATTCGACCAGTATAAGCTTGTGATTTAGTTGCATTATCGAAGTAATGAAAATTGTTATTGTCGGACTGTTGCTTCTCGCCATTCAATGCTTTGCCAGATACATTCCCCGCGACTCTTTGAGCTGGGTCAACAATTCCTGCAACAGATAGCAGGTCTTGATTGGATTGAATCATTCCCTGCATTATGCCAGCTGGTGGCGGCTCAGGCTGAATTCTCTGAGGTATTGATGCAGGCTGATCATCTAGGTTTGTGCGCTTGTAGTGCAGAACAGCAGTGGCCTTTATATTGGCTTGAGCCCATTCATTCTCATGCCCCTCATCTTGCCCCTCTTCCATTAGCCATTTTGCTTTTGGAGCCATTGCAACGGATTCGATATAGGCCGTGCGCTCAAAGTTATACATGCGCGCAGGGTCTTTCATCTGACGTACAGCGCCGGACTTTTTCTTCTTTCCAGTTAGAAACGAGATATTTCCGTAAACAGGAACAACAGGAATAAATCTGCCAGGCCATTCTCTTTCTTCAAGAATCTCTAGCTTTGTTACTTTTGCCCATTTAATCGTTTTCTTATAGGATTGGCGCTCAGCAATTACTTTGATGCCATTCTTAGCCAATCTTGCATTGTAGCCTTCGCTAGCATCTTTCCATGCAGTTTTACCATTGGAGTACAAACATAGAGTTTTTAATTCGCGCACCGTCCAGAAGTATTCGCATACTCGTATAGTGTCTTTAGTGATCCAGCCATCCATATCCTGGCCATTAGCAGATATGAAGCTAGCACCGTCATCTTTATCAGGATAATAAGTTCTGAATAGTTCTTTGCTCATATCCTCTTCGATCGCACACTCTTCGGCATCAGATCCATCAATAGCAACTGATAGAGGATCAAATCTAACTGAGAATGTATTTGGAATGGGTCTTATATAGATTTCTTGATCGAATGAATTTGGGCGCACATAATCATGTATTACACGCCAATATCCCCATCCAATCGTAATCGCTGAGTCAACGCCGGTGTCGTAGGCTGTATCTGCATCGGATTGAACCTCAATGTGCCTGACAACACCCTGGATTATCTGAGCTATCTTATAGTCTGCCTCATCATTAACCGCATGAACTTTAATGCGCGGGCGTTGCTGGCGATAGTTGTTAACAAGCTGCTGACAGAATGCATTGGTTTTATTGATTGTTATTAGTGGGCGCGCTTCTAATGTGCGGCTATTCTGAATTTCGGTAGGCCATTGATCACCGTCCCTGAAGATGGCATCAGCCTTTGCGTCAGCTCGATCGGACGACTCCGCGTCATCGCATCTCTGAATATACTTAACAACCCTTTGGCATACCTCAGGGATATCAGCAGCATATATTTCTTCATCTGACTTCTTTTTACGCGCCATCTTGTTTTCTCAAGTTGCGAATATTGTGGGCTGTTTCAACCAGATCTTGTGCGCATTGCATTTGAAGTTCTCGGGCGCCTTTGAAGTTATGTAGGCGCTCCCATTGCGTGAAGAATTGTTTCAGTAGATCAAATTCAAGCTCTTCATTTTCGCGACAATACCTAGCAGACCCTTTTGGTGCAGATGAAATTGCCATTTCAATATTTGGCGAAAGTATTTTGTGAGCCTCTTTGCTTATCTCTATCCCATCCACGCTGCTGATCCCCCATAATTAGGCTGTACTATCGTGCGTTTCTTTTGTTTAACTGCTGCAAATCTGAGCATCATCATAGCATATCTTGTGGCGCTCAGCATATCGTCCATTGCTTTTACTATAATACCGTCTTTTCGATGATACATGCGGAATTCTTCGAACCAATCGTTCATATTACTGAACACTTTTAGCCTTCCGGTTTCCATTCTATCGTACATTTCAGCCACGCCAGCCTCTAATCCATTAGTTCCATCAGAGAATGTAGCGCGCTCCGGCAACATCTTCAGCCCTTGTTGACGATACTGCGCTGCCAATTGCTCTCCTGAGCCCTTATCGTGCTGCAATCCATCGTGAGGCCATGACCATTTCAAATCCTCACCCCATGGCTTTACAGCAGCAGCAAACATAGTCGGAGTATTCTCTCTTGCGCTATATCCTGTAATTACATACATAATATCGTTATCCCTATCCCATGCTACCTTAACGCCTGCGCTTGGGTGGTCCCAACCAAAGTCAATACCGCCAAGTAATGGCCAATGCTCTGGAATTGCGAATGGCGCACACTTGATGTACTCCTCTTCGATCGGAAATACGCGCCCAGATCCCATACTTGGAATACCCTTAACGCGAGACTCTCTCTCGTGCTTTGGATAGCTATCTATAATTGCTTGACGTTGTTCAGGAGTGTAATGCTCAACGTCATCAATAGTCATGTTCGTTACATGCGTGCCAGGAGTTTTATCGATCAGATAACGCTTAACGACATTAGTCATACCTTTTAGAGGAGTAAACGTGAATAGAATTGGCCCCATTGCTACGTTTGTACGGGTTATCCCCTCAACATAAACATCTTCGTCATGCTCCTCATCAAACCATATCAGGTCAAGTGTTGGGCCTTGCCATTTCTCACGACCCTGATCATTTGATTTAAACCCTAAAAGCGATTCGCCAGACTGAATATCGCCACCACCGCCAAACTTAACAATAACAGTGTCAACTGCATTCGGTGTTCCGCGCTTATTCGTTACGTCTTTATCTTTGAATGCATTGCGTGGAATCATTCCGGTGCCTTGTTTGCCAAGACCGCCGAGAAGTATTCGTTGAGGGTTGTCACGCGTTGACTCGCCAGTAATACCGGATGCCCACATGTTGA